GGATTTTAAGTTCTGAGTCTTGTATCTCTTTGTCAGTATCATACCAGTTTTCTTTCTGACCTTTTGTTGTGATAACAAGACCGTCATAGGGGTCAGGTTTCCAACCACGAGACTCAATATCTTCTTGCGACATCTTACCTTCGTAGTATAACCACTTATCTTTTAATAAGTTCTTTTGTTCAAACTCTGACCTTTTTAATCTGAGTTTCATTGCAGAAAGATAGGACAAATACTTATGATGCAACTCGGGTGTTTTACGAGATGCTTCGTCTAATTGATTTTTAGGTATTTGTGAGTCTTCTTTCCACTCTGATAATATAGTATCTAAGTCAATCATAACCGTATATTATACAGTATCAAACAGATTATGTAAAGTGTTTTTTTAGTACTTCTAGTCTATCTTCAAAGTGTGCGAGTTTATCTAGTTCTTCTTCAATAGTTATGATTAAATCACCATGTTCTGCAAGACCAACTCTTTTCTCAGTTAGTACTCTTATATTCATTTTGTGTCTTTCAATACCTGCTTCACATTGTTTGATAAGTACATCAACTATTTGCGGTGCCATTATACTTCTCATGCAATCTCCCTTAATGGTTTACTCAATTCGTCCCAACTTAATTCGTAATCACTATCTCCTTCTGCAAAACCAAGAACACCAAGTTTCTCGTATTCTGGTAAAAGGTCATCATGTAGTAATCCAATCTTTTTCAAGTTGGGCATTATTCTACTAAACAATAAAGATTGAAACTGGTTTTGTGCGATTTCTTTTTGACCATACTCTTCGGTTTCTTTTATATCCATTCCATACATTTCCCAAACTGCGTGTGGTCTTAATCTATTTCTACTTACTGTACATGCTTCTAATGCAAACTTTGCTCTGTCCATTCTTTCTTCTTCGGATAGTGTTTGTACAAATTCAGTAAGATAGTTTATACCAAAAGTCACGTGTCGTGCTTCATCTCTAATAATAAGATTTAACATGTCTTTGAATACTGGGTCTTCGGTAGTATCTTTTGCAGTTTGAAAAGCTGCAAGTGCAAGTCCTTCTATCACTACTTGCATACCAATAAATTTTAAATCCCACCTTGAGTCAGTAAGTATCTTATCAAGTAATCCTTTTAATGCACGACTTATAGGCCAACTCTTTTGTAAACGAGTTTGTATGTATTTGTTAAATGCTTCTACATGTCTTGCTTCATCAAAGGTCTGAGAAGCTGCATAGAGTTTTGCATTGAAAGTTGGAGCACATGATGCAAGTTGACTTGCAACTAATAACGCACCTTGTTCTCCATGTAAAAACTGACTGGTAGACCAACTATTTAAATCCTTTAAAAATTCTTCTCGTCTCATTCTATCCCAAGTTTTATAAACTGGGTGATTACCCCATTGACTATCTTCAAACTGAAATGCTTCTTCTGAAATATCTATTAGGTCTGGAGTCCAGTCTATATCAACTTCTACGTCCCAGTTAAGTTGTTTACCTAACTCATATAGTTTTTTAATACGATTATCTTGTACAGTGTAATCCCAGTTATAAGAACCGACTAGGGGTGTCTTAAATATTTCTACGACATCTACTGGGTCTAAATTTACTGGATAGTCTCCGTCATACTCTATAGTATCTAATGGTGTTTTTGTTTTTATTATTTTCATGTTTGTTTTATTATCTCGAAAGTAGAAAATCTAAATGATGCAGTAAATGTAAGATAAGTCACATTACCAGTAGTAGTAGTAAAGTTTATACCACCCAATGATACGGGTAAACAATCTCTATATCTAACTTTCTGCGTTGTGTTATTATGACTAGACAATATCATTAGAGTTATGTCTGCGAAAGTAGGAAACTTAGTATCTCTACTACTAGGCCCAACTTGTGCTTCATTTACTAATCTTTGCAACCAATTGTGCATTTCATTGTATGCAGTCATTTCTTCGTCTAGTATTATAGTAAATCCTATTTCACCGTGAGTAATCTTATCACCAGGCAATGGGACACCAGTTATTCTTCTAACTGGAAACTCTATTGGATTTGCAGAGACACTTGGGTGTTCTACTGATTGACAAAAGTATTCTAGATTAGGATACTTTGCACGGTCTATTAAAATTTTAAATCCCGTAGGTTGCAAGTAATTTAGATTAGACGTTAGTTCTTGGTCTTCAACTTGCGTAGTAATGTTTGTAGTATTAATAGGCATACTTCTATTTATATCTTTTTAGTTGTTGACATTAGTTGTTTCGATAGGTATAATATGCAAGATAGGAAAATGCTATATACTATAAATGATATTAAATAAACAAGACGCAATCTATTCCGCAACTAAACTTATAGAATACTTCGATGATTTTAATCGTATCGATGATTATTTCCGTGCAAGAAAGATAGAAAGAATTAAAAGTCTACCCACACCTTTATTTGGATTTAGTGATGAAGATGAAATGTTTCAGTCATATGATATGCACCCACAAGACATGGAGTTCAAAGTTGCAACTATTCCTATGGAGTTGTTTGATAATCTTTTAGAAAAGACTGCATCATTCAGTCCAGATGAAAATCCAGGCAAAACACATAAAATGGTAGTCAAAGAAACCAACACAAATACAATCGTTGGATTTATTCGTTTCGGTTCTCCACTTATTAATTCCAAACCAAGAAACGATTATCTTGGTGATGTACCAGACTTAGATATATTTAACAAACATGCAATCATGGGATTTAATATTGTACCCGTACAACCTTTTGGATTTAATTATCTCGGTGGTAAATTACTTGCAGCTATTTGTTGTTCACACGATAGTCGTAGAATGTTAAATCAAAAATACAAAACTGAATTCTGTTTATTTGAAACAACATCTTTGTATGGTAATATAAAAGGTGCGTCTATGTATGACGGTATGAAACCTTTTCTTAGATACAAAGGAGACACTATGTCTAAGTTTTTACTAACACTTGGAGATGAAATATATCCCGAACTAAAAGATTGGTTTACTGAAAAGAATGGTGGAGAAGAACTAATACACAAAGGTGCATCAAGTCGTAAATTAAAAATGCAAACTAAAATGGTCGGTATTATAAAATCAAGTCTTAAACAACACGACCAAAAAGCATACGAGTTATTTTGTAAGAAAATGGATAGTGCGGGTGATGTGACTACACAGAAAAGATTTTACATGAGTGAGTATGGATATGCAAATGTAAAAGATGTTTTACTCGGTAAAACTGAAACATTAGAGAAAGCAGTCAACTTTGATAGATTTGAATTAGAAAATGTAATCACATGGTGGAAAAAGTATGCAACCAAAAGATATGATAAGATGATTGCAGAAGGTAGAGTCCGAAAAGAACTAGAGATTTGGAACGAAGAGAACATGAACAAAATTGATATTATAAGATAAAGGAGTAAGTATGAGTCTTGAACAATTTATAAATGACGATGTAAATGTTGATTTATCAAAGATAAACAAGTCAACATATCAGATATTAGTCGCACCTAATATCACTTCTGCATCGAAACTAGATAAAGATAGTTTTGTTTTAGTTTTAGAAAATGTAATTAAGTCTCTTAATAAAATAAGAGATGATTTATTTTTTCACATACCTATAACTAAAATTACAAAAAGACTAGACTTCCCAAATACAAAACAACATGTAATTAAATTACCAAGTTTTCCAAACACTATGAGAGCACACTATGATGTATTTACATGGAATAATTTTTTAGATACTAGAAAAATAGAAATGGATATGATATGGACACACCTTCCAGAACAAGCATCTAATTTAAAAAATCATCAATGGCATTACTTTGGTACGGACATTCCAATAATAGGATACTCTCACTGGATTGAGTCAAAAGAATTCAACCCAACTTTAAAAACTTCTTTTTATCACAACAACATATCAGGAATGTTGCAAATGGAAAAATGTGGTTTAAATACACAAACACAAATTGATGCAATACTTGAAGAAGCAAAAGAACATTACACTGATAAAGTAATTGACCAACTAAAAAATATTATGATACCTTTATATCTTGGTATCGAAACAGATAGAATATCTAAAAATGTTGTTGAAGATACAGAAAAGATAATTGCATTTAATCATAGACCTAATGACTATCGTGGTTGGAAACCTTTTGTTAATCTAATAAAAAATTTAAGAAATCAAAGACAAGATTTTAAAGTCTTTTGTTCCATGATGACAACAAACGCACACAATATTTTAAAATCACACATTGGAGAAGACTACAGAGATTTCTTTGATTTTGATGGCCCTGAGAGTAGGGACGAATACATGAAAAAATTATCTAGATGTAGAGTAGGTTTTCATGCGGGTAGTCGTTGGGCGATGTCTAGTCAGGACGGTTTGTGTAATGGTGTTCCATACGTTTTTGAAATGGGTAAAGAAACGGAAGAACTATTTGGAAATAAAATGAAAACTGGTTTTACATCTTTTGATGATGCAGAAACTTTAATACATAAAATGTTAGATGATAATGAATGGAGAAACGAACAATCAAAGATTGCACTTGAACATTGTTCTAATGTTCATACTTGGGAAAACAGAATAAAACCATTTAATAATATGATAACAGAACAAATAGATAAATTGAAATCTGAAATCACAAGTTCTGGAACTAGAAGAGATGATATAGTTAACTTTATAAAGAATAGAAAAAGAACCACAACAGAAGAATTAAGAAGTTGGTTGAATTGGGGAAAACAATTAGGATTTCGCAGATATAGAAATTACTTAAGAAGTGTTGAAGGAATACACACTACCGTAATTGATAAAAAGGAATATTATATTTGGAATAAATGATTATTTGGATATCGGGTTTATATTGTACGGGTAAATCAACCATAGTAAAAAATATTGTTGAAAGTCAAAATAAAAATTTTGGAGACATAACAATCAAAGAAGGAACTTTAGTTGAACCCACAAAAAACTTTGAGTGTATTCAATTTAAAGACTTTATGGTCATAGGTGCAAGATACTACTCAAATGCAACTAATCCAGGCACTGATTTAATTTTTGCTGGTAATGATAGGTTCAAAGAGTTTATAATACAAGAATATGACAATCATAAAAATCTTTTAATAGAAGGAAGTAAATTCTTTAGAAAAGATATACTCGATTGGTTAATAAGTAAATATAAATTAAAAATTTTTCACTTAGAAACTGATATAAGTATTATGGAAGAAAGGTCAAAAAATAGAAATAATTATGCAAAAAAAGTTGGTAAGACTGGTAGTACTGATAAAATAACTAATTATGCAATAAAAGTATATGATGAAATTTTAAATGACAGTATTCTTAAAAAATATATTACGATATGTAAAAATGAAACTATGGAAGATAGTAAAAGTATTACAAAAAATATTTTAAAAATTTTACTTGACAAAACTTGTTGACATCTATATAATACATGCAAAATAATAGTTGAGAGAATACTATGAAAATCGCTATACTTAATGATACCCATTGTGGTATTCGTAATTCTTCTGATATTTTTATGGAGTATCAAGAGAAATTTTATCGTGATGTATTTTTCCCGTATCTAAATGACAACGGAATAAAAAGAGTTTTACATTTAGGAGATTACTACGACAATCGTAAGACGGTAAACTTTAAATGTTTAAATCATAATCGTAAAATATTTTTAGAAAAACTTAGAGAGTATGGTATCACTATGGATATCATATTAGGTAATCACGATACTTATTTTAAAAACACGAATGAGTTAA